ATGTGAGTCTCGTCGATTTCGGCGATGGCGGGGAGACTAGCATGATCCCAGGGCTCCTGTTCGAGGACATGGCCGACCAAGTCATCTTGGTGGAGGCGCTGCATAATAGTAATGATGCAGCCCTTTTCCTTGTCGTTCAGCCGGCTAAACAGAGTGTGATCGAACCAGGCGTTTACCGCATTTCGCTGAGACTCGGAGAAAGCTTCCTCCGGCTTTAAGGGATCATCGATAATGAGGAAATCCGCACCGCGGCCAGTCAGGACTCCACCGACTGAAGTGGCAAGGCGAAAACCATTCTGCGTGGTCATAAACTCTTGCACGGCTTGCTTGTGAGGCGATAGGCGAGTGGGAAACAGCCGTTGATACCACAGGCTAGTCATCAGGGTCCGGCAGTCTAAAGCATGTTTGTTGGCCAGGTCCTGTCCGTAGCTGGCGCAGATGATCTGTGCACTGGGATTATGTCCCAGAATGAATGCTGGAAGCGCCACCGTTGCGGCGTGAGACTTGAGCGAGCGTGGCGGCACGTTGAGGATCAGCCGCTTGATCTGTCCGCGACGGCAAGCCTCCAGTTTCGCGGCTATCACTTCAAGGTGCCAATTATGCAAAAAGGGCACTTGCGGATTAAGTTCCAGAAAGGATCGGTGCATGAAGGTGTAAAAGTCATTCCGAACCATGGCTTGATATTCGGCTGGGCTTAGCATTATTGGTCCTCCCCTTTAACTTCGAACGGTTCTGGCCGCATAGCCTGATGAAAACGTTTTATAACGCCGTCCAAGACCTCTTGATCGCTATCAGTCATGACTGGCTGTTGCATGCCCTGAGCCAGCTGCTTGGCTTCGGCGTCTTTGGACAAGTCCACCAACTGTGCAAGCGCTCGCAGATCTCCAGAGGCTGCTTTGTTGACCAGTTGCTTGAGCGCAGCTTCCATCTTCGTGACCGTCCGGCGACGCCCGTGTTCATTGATCACCACTCGTTCGCGCAGCGTTTTCATAAACGCCGTGGCCATGTTCAGGCTGCCCTTCGGTCGGCCTTTGGGATTGCCGGACACACCCTTTTGGAAGCGAGTCCCCACCGGCGGATTGCGGTAACCGACAGATTTATCGGGACCGATTTCATCTGCTTTATCATCGCCGGTGCTCATTCTCGGCCTCCTTTTCCAGTTCATCGAAAGTGCGTCCGGAGCCATGGTGTTTGGCGGCTTGCCCGGTGAAAGCCTGCCATCGCCGAATGACGGTGTCGACGTAGAGCGGCTCCAACTCGATGCCGTAACAGATTCTTCCGGTACGCTCTGCCGCGAGGAGGGTGGTTCCGCTTCCCAGGAATGGATCAAGGACGATATCGCGTCGGGAGGTGCAATCCATGATCGCGTCTCCCACCAGTGCTACAGGCTTAACCGTGGGATGCATCTCCAGGAGATTGCCCTCCTCCGTAGAACGCGAGAACGAATTGACACCGGGGTAGTGCCAGACGTTCGTTCTGTATCGTCCAAACTGACCCAGCTGAACATTGTTCCTGTGTTTCTCTTTCCCGTTCTTGAATATCCAAACCAGTTCATGCTGGCTGCGGTAGAGAGAGCCCATTCCGCCGTTGTCTTTAACCCACACGCATAGTGCTTTCAGCTCGGAGTAAGCTTGCTTACCCGCCATAAGAATTTCACTGGAATGTCGCCAATCCATGAAGACATAGTGCAAGGATCCAGCGCTCGAATGGGAACCTACGAGACGAAAAACTCGGAAGAGAAAGTCGGTGAATTCTTCTTCGCTCATTTCTCCGGAGGCCATGCGGAACTCTTGGTGGCGTATGGCTCCGAGACCAGTCACGTCTCCGATGCGAACGTTGTAAGGCGGATCGGTGAAGACCATCGCCGCCTTACGGTCCCTCAATAACGAGGAGTAACTTTCCGGATTCAGGGAATCCCCGCAATAGATCTGGTTAGGACCCGCAAGCCATAGATCGCCCTGGCGCGTCACAGGGCTTAAAGCGGCTTCGGGTAATTCATCCGCTGGATCCGAAGCGCCTTCTGTTGCCGGTGCTGCCCCCTCAATCAGTACATCGATCTCGCCCACTTCAAATCCCGTGGCTTCGAGATCGAAATCCAAGTCCACTTCGAGCAGTTCTTTCAGTTGTTTGGCGAGTAATTGCTTGTTCCAGGAGGCATTTTCAGCGAGTCGATTGTCCGCGATCATGAAGGCGCGACGCTGCGATTCGGAGAGATGGGTGATGCTTATGGTGGGTACTTCCTTGAGGCCTAAGACCTTGGCGGCTCTGACGGAGGCATTGCCTGCGAGAATACCTAGCGACGCATCAATCATCACCGGACAGATAAAACCAAAGTTGCGAATGCTTTTCGCCAGTTGCTCGATCTGGCGATCGCTGTGCTCACGAGCATTCTCAGGATCGGGTTTCAGCTCTGCGATGGGAATGCGCACTATGGTGATCGGAAGGCTCGGCTCATTACATGTCGGTGTCGTGACGGCTTTGCTGAGCGGCGAATTTAATGAATGTGACTTCATGGAGGGATTCTGCGATAGACGTGCAGGAACTGCACGTCCCGAATGAGTCCAAAAAATTACTTCTGAAGAACTCTGGCGTCACAATTCCGAGCACTCAGAGCGACATGGGGGAAGAGGTAGACGGAGTGAGTTTTTCGGCTCCGTTGGCGCGAGGGTAAATCGGGCGCCCCTCAACCGAAACAATGTACGAGACTCTTCGCGTGCCGCCGCCAGGCAAGCGGCGGAGGCTGTCCTGCGGATTCGGGCTACGTACGCAAAGGCAACTCAGGCTGTGCTTGGGTCGCCATACAGCCAAGATTCGTCTGACTTCAGTCTCCGAGATTCGCATTGCGGGGGGCAGTCTCGCGGATATATTTCACGGCCTCACGAATCGCTACACTATGCTTTTCGCCTCTTTCCCTAGATAGACCGTAGGCGTAAACAACTAATAGGATCCGTTCCAGCACCCACATCGGTTCCCGTCCATCTTTTCGGGGTCTTCCACGCTTCTTCATAAATGCCTCCCAGCATTGATTTAGAACACAAAGCTATTGGTAGGGAGTGCGAGGCTTGGAGGGTGCTGCCTGGAGGGAACCCACTACTGCTAAACCTTCGCAAAACTTCGATGTTCTTGTCAAACTATTCTTCGAGAGATGTTGATCGCTCAGGTTCTTTAGGCCCTGCGGCGGAGGTTCGACAAAAAGTTGCAAGATTGCAAGGAGGTGGGATCGCCCAAGTTCGCCCGAAAGGCCGAATCGGCCAACGGCCCGCAAACGACCAGATTCGACTTGAAGTTTCCTCGGAAGGAAGCGTCAATGTCGGACTGGGAGGATTTATGCCGAATCTGGCCGCGACACCTGTTGCAGAGCTAACGAAACTAAATAAAACCGCGCTGCGCCGTCTGTGGGCGGACCTTTTCTATACGGACCCGCCCGCTAAACTGCGCAGAGAACTGCTGATTCCAATCCTCGCTTATCGACTCCAGGAACAGGAATTTGGATCGATCAGCGGACAGGCGAAGACCCGCCTTCGTCAACTCGGTCAAGGATTTGAGAGAAATCCTGATCTGGCATTAGCTTCCATCCCGTCCATCAAGCCGGGGACACGCCTGGTTCGCCAGTGGCGCGACGAAGTACATCTCGTGAATGTGGAAGCCAATGGCTATGAATACCAAGGCGCCAAATATCAGAACCTGTCTGAGATCGCCCGTTTGATTACAGGCACTCGGTGGTCCGGCCCCGCGTTCTTCGGAATCAAGAATGAGCAAAATAGCAGATCCAAGGAGATCCAATGACTTCCGATCAGAAATCGATCCTGCGGTGTGCCATCTACACGCGCAAGTCCTCAGAAGAAGGTCTCGAACAATCCTTTAACTCCCTCGATGCCCAGCGAGAAGCGGGCGAGGCATTCGTCCTCAGTCAGCGGCATGAAGGGTGGCAAACCCTGCCGGCTCGTTACGACGACGGAGGCTATTCCGGCGGAACCATGGAGCGTCCGGGATTGAAACGCTTGCTGGAGGATATTCAAGCCAAAAAGGTCAATGTCGTTGTCGTCTATAAAGTAGACCGGCTGACTCGCAGCCTTGCCGACTTCGCGAAGATTGTCGAAGCCTTGGATGCCCGAGGAGTGTCATTCGTTTCCGTGACCCAGCAATTCAATACCAGCACGTCAATGGGTAGGCTCACTCTCAACGTCCTCCTTTCCTTCGCACAATTCGAGAGGGAAGTCACTGGGGAACGGATACGGGATAAGATCGCCGCCTCGAAAAAGAAGGGGATATGGATGGGCGGTCCAGTTCCGCTGGGTTACGATCCCAAAGCCCGCAAGCTGGTTCCTCAACCTATTGAAGCCGCGATCGTGTGCGACATCTTCGAGCTCTATCTCAAGCTCGGTTGTGTACGGAAGTTGGCGGCGCAGCTCAATCGTGACAACGTCAAAACGAAGGCCTGGGTGACGAAAGCGGGCGCGACGCTGGGTGGAAAAGCTTTTGCCCGTGGTCATCTCTACCTTTTGCTGCGCAATCGTCTTTACGTTGGTGAAATTCGTCACCGCGAACACTGGTATCCGGGAGAGCACCCCGGCATCGTGCCGCGAGAGTTGTGGGATCAGGTGCAGGGACAGTTAGACAGTAATCTTCAGGGCCATCGCAAGCGAGCTCGGGACCAATCTTCGAGCCTTCTCACCGGTCTGATGGAAGATGGGGAGGGAAACCGCTTCACTCCTTCTTTCACGATTAAACGCGGACGGCGTTATCATTATTATCTTTCCCAAACCGCGATTGACAACTCAGGCGCCCTCTCTCAAAGACCAGTTCGTTTGCCAGCGCAAGAGGTTGAGAGTCGGATCACCGAAAGACTTCAATTCTTCCTCCGGTCAGATGCCGAAATATTCGACGGGCTAAGCGCTGGTGGAGAAGGTCGCACGAGCCCGACAACTCTGCAGCCGCTGATAGCAGCCGCCAAGAAACTGGCTGCCAAGTTGCCTTCGCTTCCCACAGGCGGCCTTCGAGATCTGCTTGCTTGCTTCCTGCAAAAAGTCATTATCCAGGACAACAGCATTCAGCTCATGATCCGGACGGACGCTCTCCGTAAGCTCTTAGAAAATAATGGCCAGGTCGTCGGTTCTGACCTCGCTGTGACGCGACCGAGAGTGGAGGAGAGCGGCCTGATTTGTTTGACCATCGAAGCCAAGCGGAAACGGTTTGGTGGAGAAATTCACCTGGTGGTCCCGCCCCACTCGAACCTGCCGGTTCGATATCCGAGACCTGCACTGATAAAAGCGGTCGTGCGAAGTCATGCTTGGTACGAGATGATTCTCGCAGGAAAGATTGTTGATATGAAGTCTCTGGCGCGCGAGACTGGACTCACCCGACGATATGTCAGAAACGTTTTCCGCTGCGCCTTCTTGGCCCCCGATATCGTCGAGGCCATCCTGGAAGGTCGTCAGCCGCTCTCGCTGAAGTTTGAAAATCTCTATAAGAACATTCCTCTCAGTTGGGTGGAACAACGTCAGGAGTTCGGCTTTCCACAGATTCCGCACGCTCCAAAACCCGTTCTCTAATAAATTCCCTGATACGCTACTAAAACTCCCTGCTAGCACCACCTGTTAATTCCCTGATAGCTCCCTGTTCTGTTTTCACCTTCATGCGCCAGCTTCCCCTGCAAAATGTGCAGGTTAGAGAAAAGAAGTGTGAATTTTCGATAGCAAAATCTTCGCAAATTCCCTGTATTTTTCCCTGTTAGCAGGGAATTTGCGCGGAGAGGAGTTAGCGCCAGACTGCGTGCTCCGCCACGCAGTCTCAACTGCAGAGAAGTTCCGCCTCCCTTTAGCCCGAAATACGCGAAACATGCCCATTTTTCGCGACTCTTCCTCAGCAAACCGGACTGCGGAGAAGGAACTGCTGATGCCAAAGCAGGGAACTTCCATAGCTTTTCTCCGGAAGGCAATCGTGCAGTCCGGTTTCAACATCCGCATAAGGCGAATGCAAGGCGATCAGAAACCCGGATTCAGCCACCGCCCTCCGTCGATAGTTTTGTAAGCACCTGAATCCAAGGATTGCGTCCAACCACAAGCGATCCGTGTGCTGAGCGTGGTCGGTTTGGTTTACGTTGTTTGCGGGAACAGCGGGCCACCCTCCGCAACTGCCATGCTCGCCCCAGATATTTCGTAGGCGGTTGCACGACTGATAAGCCATGCAAGGCTGCTCTTCTGATCCTGCATACAAAGGCTACTTAAGGTCGTCGATCATCATCGCGGCTGTTTATCGTGATCCTCCGCCATTCACGATATGAAAGACGCTGGAACGCATTAAAAAGCCAGCCGATGAACCGGGCCGGTTAAGTGGCTCCGTACTTCTCTTGCTGCGCAAGCAGAATCTACGTTCTCAATTGACACGCAGAAAGGGTTTCATTTAGGTTATGACGCAATCAGCGAACTGGATTTGTCGGGGGCGACGGATTTTCAGTTCCGTCAATGATCCTGATCGCTGCTTCCCCTGAAGTATGAATAGAGGTGCGCTAGCCAGTCTGTGTCCAGACCGGTCTTTTGTACCAAGTGGAGTGTTAGTGTAACGCCTTGTTGAAGGGGCCAGTATTTTTGTACCAAGTTGAGAGTTAGTCTGCGGCTGTTTTAGGGTCAGTCAGATCGCGGCTAGCCGCG